ATTCTTTGCTGGCGCGGTCTTGCTCTTGCTTGGTGTCGGCGGCTGCCTGCTTGATCTGGCCCTTGGCAGACAGCTCGCGCTGCTGCTTGAGCAGTTCGATTTTTTGCTCGAGGATGCTGATTTCTTCGTAGCTCAGGCCATTGGCCTCGGCGGTGGCGCGGGTGGCCTCCAGTTGGGCAATGGTGGCATCCTGACGGGACAGGCGCAGTTTGTTGAGCTCATCAGTGGTGAGGCCGATTTCTTCAATTTGCTGGGCTTGGGCTTCATTGCCCTTGGCAAGGGCCTCCAGCTCATCTTGCAGGCCGCGCAGGTAGTCAGCAGTACGCTTGGCATCGGCCTCTGCAATGCGGGCCTCTTCGGCTTCCCACTTGGCGCGTGCGGCGAAGCTCTTTTCCATATCACGATCAATCTCGCGCTGATACTCCAATTCAGCACGGCGAGCTGCCTCTTGCGCACGCTTAGATGCTGCCAAAGCGGCAGCATTCCCACGGGAACCACCACCCCCGTAATCACCAACACTTTTTGATGCGGTTGACAGACCTAGACGCCTGCGCTCTGCCTCGTTTTCTACATTGGAAACATCTATCGCCAAAGCCTGAATTTCACGGAAATAGGCTAGGCGAGTTTTTGCTTTTTGAATCTCTTTGTCAAAGGCGGCGCCACGAACCTGCAGCTCTAGGCCACCCATTGATTTCTTTTGCGTCTCAAGATCAGCCAGTTCTTTCGAATACTCACGGATGCTTTCAGACACCGAGTTGAACGGCGAAGTCGTACCAATCAGCAAAATGGCATTTAGCCAGCCGCCTGCAGCTTTTCTGCCAGCGTCAAACTCTTTGATCGAGTTATTCAGGGCTGTTACCAAGTCGATGCTGATTGCACGGCCGGCCTGTGCAGCATTGGTCTGCAGTTCGAATAACTGCTTATTAAATTTTTCGGCCTCTGCGGCCTGCTCGGTGGTGACCTTGGCCACCAGTGCGCCCTGCTCTGCCAAATCTTTCAGGAAGGGGGAAACCTCTTTGAGGCTTTTGCCGAAAAGCTCCTGCACCAGGCGGGCTTTGTTGCCATCGTCAGCAAATCCGGCGAGTGCCTTGCTGGTTTTGAGCAGGGCCTCTGCAGGGTCCAGCTCTTTTAGCTCTTTGACGCTCAGGCCCAGTGCCTTGAGCGCTGCCTCGGCATCACTGCCGGGCTTGGCGTCTTTGAGCGCGGTGTTGAATTTGATGAGCGCGGATTGGACAGTGCCAAAGCTGGTGCCTGTGCGGGAAGCAACGTCCTCGAGTGCGCTGATGTTTTCGATGCTGGAGCCGGTGGCGTCGCTCAGATCGTTGAAGGCGTCCACACCATCCACCGCTGCGCGCACAGTGGCCACCAACCCGCCGATGCCTGCCACGCCAATCAGGCCCAATGCAGCGCCGACCTTGCTGGATACATCCTCCAGGCGGGTCATGCTGTCGCGGACATCGGCCAGCACCTTGCTGGCAGAGTCCTGGGCACTGATTTTGATTTTTAAATCAGACATGGCTTCGAATTTCTCGCATCAGGTCAATCAACAAGTGCCAATCAGTTACGTCATACAAGGCCGCATACACCGGCCAGCTCTGCGGGGCCCAGCCTCCGCAAAATTCCCAGCAGTGGCGCGCACGCTCTGCCCACTCACACATGACTGGCGGCTCTGCCACCAAGTCACCCAAACCAGCCTCCTGGAGCTTTTTGGTGTCGGCCTGAGACTTGTGCCAGCCGATCAGCTCCCGGAGTTTTTTGCGGCTGTATCCTGCACAGCACGGCGCTGCGCCAACCGGCTCAGCAGCTCAGCGCCCAGCACTTCTTCCCACTCGGGCTTGGCGTCCAGCAACAGCTCGACGGCGCCGGCCTCGTACACCAGCAGCTCGGCGGCTTGCTCGCTGCCGGGCAGCACATCACCCACGGTGACGCGGGACCATGCAATGACTGAAGACACCAGCAGCGCCCGCTGGAGCACTACGTGGGCGGCCATGTCGTCGGCCATGCGGTGCAATCCGGCACGGCGGGTGGCCAGCACTACTTCGTGCTGGGTGGGCAGGCGCAGGCTGATAAAGCGCGGCGCATCCTCTGGGCCCACCGTTACATCGAACTGGCGGGCCGCGAGAGCAAGGCGCTTGAGGTCTTCAAGTTCCATGCTGGCTATCAGGTCGCGTAGCGGGTAGACAAGGCCACTGCGCTGAAGGCAATGTCATTGGTCAGCGGTGCATTGACAGCCACTTTGGGCGATGCGCCGATGGACCAGTAGCCGTTGATCACCATGCGCGAGGCGTTGGCAAACACAATGCGGAAGGCAGCGGGTGTGCTCAGGTCGCTGGCAGACTGCACAGCGATCTGCCCGGCAGCGGCGGCATCATCAAAGATGGTCAGGTTGAAGGTTTGCGCACTGCGGGTGGTGGGAATCTGCTTTTGCGTCTTGTCGGTGATGGTGGTGATGTCCGCAAAATTCAGGTCGCCGCCAGCGGTGTCAAAGGACTGCACTTGGCCGATGTTTGTCCAGGCAGTAATACGGCGGATAGTGCCGGTGCCGGTGCCTGCAGGGTAGTTGGTGGTGCTGGTGGTGTTGATGCCTTCCAGCGTCACATCGTTGGTGGCAACTGCCTTGGCGCGCACGATGCGGCCGTTGAGCAAGTCCCAGCCGCTGGTGATTTCCAGAAAATCGCCAACCACCACACCATGGCCTGCCGCCAGTGTGGCAACAGCTTCAGTGGCGTTGGTGATTGCTGTCATGTTGACGGCAGTGCCATAGGTGGATGCGATGGCAAGCAAGGTGCCGGTTGCAAGGGTGATGGCCATGATGGTGGTCCTTGTAAGTAATCTTCGGGGTTAGGCGGAGGCGTCGGGCACGTTGCCCAAGGTCATGATTTGGGCGTTCCAGATTTGGCGAATCTCAAACAGCCCGGTGGTGCCGCTGCCGTCTTTGCTTTCGTTCGATCCGGTGAGCAACAGGGCCTTAGCCAAGCTGTTGACGGTGTATGCGGCCAAGCTGGCGCACAGCGCTGCCTCGACTTGTTTGGCAAGGTTGCGGGCGGCTTTTGCAGAACCGGAGGCTAGGCAGGCCACAGCGATGCTGTACTGGCGTGCGTAGATGGGGGGAAAACCCACGGTCTGCGCTTCGACCACTTCACCCACGCCTTCGATGAGGATGGCGGGAATGCTGGCCTCTGGCACCGCGTCCAAGCGGTCGAGGAACACATTGGAGCCTGCGGCGGTGGCAGCTGCCACCAAGTTGGCTTGGATGGCCTCTAGCACCTGCTGATTGATATGGTCCGCCATGGCTATGCCTTGCGTAATTGCAGGGTGGTGAGGCCTGTGCCATCAGGCTCAACGCCGGTGACGGTGTAGGCCACGGCGTTGATGGTGATAGCGGTGCCTTGCACCACAGTGGCCACGTCTTGCGACTTGGCAATGCACTGTGGGCCTGCAGTTTCGACAAAACCAGCCAGGGCGGACTGGCCCACGGCGTCGAAGATGACCGGCACTGTGCTGCCGCCCACGGTTGCATTGACTGCAAAACCGTTGGAGGCATCAAAGTACACGGACAAGTCTTCGACGAACATGGGATCAGCCGCTTAGGTTGTCAGTGCGTCCACCATGGTGGTGAAGCTCTCGACGTTGCGCAGGGCCACATCTACGTCCTGCAACACGACGGTGCGCAGAGTGCCTGCGGTGGAGCCGGTGTAGGGGTCGATGATGATGTCTGTCGCGCCCCACAGGCCGATCACCAGGTCGGCAAAGTTGCCGAAGATGATGGCGGAGCAGACGCCGGAGCTGGTGCCCTTGGTCAGGTTGGAAGGCACACCGTTGGTGACGGCAGCGCGGTAGCCGTTGACAGGGTTCTCACCGCCGTCCCACACGGGCATGCCGTTGGTGCCGCTGAACTTTTGCACAGTCTTCAGGCGGCCGCGCACTTTGGCGTTGGTCAGGTAAGCCATTGAGCCCACGTCGGCGTTGGCTTGGGCCACACCGGTTTCCAGGTCGATGATGTTCTGCCATGTGGGGGCCAAACCGTTGGTGCCGCCGATGACGGTACTGGTGATGGCTGTCAACAAGCCTGTGGGCTGGTTGGAGGCACCGCTACCGTTGATGGCTGCTTGCTGGATCGCCAGGCCGAGGATGGCAGCGAGGTCGGTTTGCACCATGTTTTCCACGTCGATGCTGGATTGCAGCAACAAGCGGCGGGACACGTCAGTGAAGGCACCCACGGTCTTGGGCGACATGGTGACCTGCGCGATGGTTTGCTGGCTCTCTGTGGGCGCAGAGTTTTCAGCCACCCAGAAGGCGCTGGCGGAGGCGGACTGCTTGGGGATAGCGACGTTGCCTTGCAGGCCTGTGAGCATGCGGGTGCCCAGTGTGTCGATGACCATGGCGTTGCGCAAGACGCTGATGAAGTCGCCAGCGCGCAAGTCGGTAGCCACCGTGAAGCCGCCCGCGTTGTTGGTGCCGGCTGTCAGGTCACGCTTTTGCACGTCTGTGGGCAGGTAGAAACCGCGTGCGGCTTTGCCCATTTTGGTGCCTACGGCCTCGGAGCACTCGCGCTCGAAGCGTGCAGCTTCTTGAGCGGCGCGGTCTTGCGGGTTGGCCATGGCGTTCATGGCGCGCAGCAGGCTGTAGCGCTTGACTTCTTTTTTGTCCATGCCAATGTCTGCTGTGGGCAGTGGCTTGCTGGAGATGTGGGTGATGAGCTCGCGCTGGAACTCTTCGACCGTTGCACCACGCTGAATGGCGGACAGGGCCAGCTCTGCGCCGCCTGGAGCGGTGGCAGCGATTTTGGAGATTTCAGCGGCGTGATTGCGCTGTTCGACGACTTCAATAGTCATGGCTTTTCCTTGGAGTGGGGTTTGGGGTGCAGGGGCTGCAGACGCGGCAGCTGCAGGGGCGGCCACGGGGGCCTCCAGCAAGTCAGCGCTGCGGCCTACGCCCACGGATGCGTCAGCGGGGATGCTGACCAGGGACA